CGTTGCTGGTTGAAACGCAATTCCCATTCTGGTCCCACCAATCGCTAAATCGGCCGGCTTGTGGAATCTTTTCGGCGACATTATGTAATTCGTATTTACCCGAATATTGACCGGATAAACCTTTCAAAATATTCAATACCATAGACGTCGGCCGGTTGCTATTGGAATCCATGACTTCGGCGTCAAAATCGTTGAAATCGCCCATCGCCATAATCTCGTAATTTTTATTGCGATAGCCCATAATCACATTCTGCAAAACTTGGGCTTGGGCTTCGCGTTCGGCACATCGTTCAACGTCGGTCGGATAAGCCAATAGATGGGCACCGATGAATGCGATATTGAGACCACCAATGCTAAATTCGCTGATATAATGTTTGCTCACACCGGATGTCGCAGTGCCTGAACCCGTATATCCACATTTAGAACCGGGGACAGGATAGGCGACGCGTTCTTCAGTTCTATACAGGTTTACTTTAGGGTCAATTCGGGTAATGAGACCTACATTTTGCCCTGTGCTGGTATCTGTGCCTTTAATGAGAAAAGGACTGTATGTTTTAGCTGAAGGTAAATCGTTTATTAATAACTGAAGTTCATCGCATCCTTCCACTTCGCAAATGTTGATGATATCGGGTTGCAATATATCAACTATCTTGGCTACATATTGTAAATGGGTTTGGGCTGCGGTCTGGTTTTTCCAGGGACAATTAGCACCCGGACAATCGGATTGTGCATAATAATCAATAAACAACCATTCGGTATTGTATTGGACTAAGCGTAGAGTATTGGGACTTGGTCGGCGGTCTGCTGCGGTTGCGGGGACGATGGGGCATTGAGTATCAGCACCGTATGCGGCGGTGAATAGGAGACATATTATAGCGAATAAATACATTTACTATAATATTAGAGTATAATATTTTATTATACATAATAATATTATACAAATGACTTCAATTATTACTGTATCTTGCTTATCCGGAAACTTATTAAATGTTAAAGGAAATGCATATTTGGGACTTGGTAGTAAAGGAATATTTATAAATCAATCTATAAATAGTTCTATAATGAATTATTATGAAGTATGGACAACATCTACATTGCAATGGCCGTTTACAAATACAAGTGGTGTTAGAACTTTAGCTTCTTCTGGTGATATTACACCTTTAATGTTTGTTAGAATTGGATTTATGGTTACAATTTTACAACTGCCGGTTAATAGGAGTGGATTTACAGCATGGTCTGTATATTTAAATCGTAATTCAACTGTACCTAAAAGTGATGTGATTCCTGATAGATTTAAACCCAGTTTCGACCAATATATACCAGTTACTATAATAGAAAATAGCACATATCAAGGAATGATTACAATTAGTGTATCAGATGGTAAATTTAATGGTCCATTTAATACCAATGGAACTGGTATTTATTGCGCGGCGGAAGGCACATATACCATATTATTTGGGGGGCATTCATATTATACTAGTAATTAACCGTTAAGCTACCAGAAAGGACACATGTGTAAATGGTCGCTCTTTGAGCGACCATCCGCTGGTTAGCCCCCTTTGGGGGCTATTAGTCCTTTCTTGTAGCTTTAGGCATGCCTTCAATTATTTCATGACCATTTATGGTCATGAAATAATCGTAGTAACCCCGAGAAAATCTTACAGATTTTCTGGGGTTATGACGGTTAACCGGTAAGCACAATTATTGATTTTATACTTTTGAATTATTTATTTTCGCATAATATTATATTGTGCGAACTTAAATCTTCAATTGTGTAAATGGCTACTGCAACTACATCATTATCAACTGATTGCACTGTTAAAGGCAATACTTATGTTGGAAATAGCACAACTAATGGAATAATATTGAATGGGTCTAATGTTACCAGTTATATTCCTACACTATTAAATAATTACGAAGTTTATACTATGCAATTTACATTTGGCGGGGGCGGGATTACTTCTACTAATTGCAATGTTGCTTATATTAAAATTGGTAAGCTAGTTACATTATTACAATTGAATGCATTTGTAGTCGGTTTAGCTGAAAATAATGTATCTGCAGTATCTTCGGTTAATCCGCCAACTAGATTTTGCCCGGGTGGTAATTTATATATTCCTATTCATATTCATGAAAATTCCCAATATGATGGAGTTATGTCGATGAATACAAATGGAACTTTGTATGGACCATTTACCACAAACACTAGTGGACTTTATAGTAATCATTATATAAATGGAGGTAGTGGTACCTGGTATACGTTTACGTTTGGTGGATTCACATATACAACTCCATAATATATTTTTATAATATATAAAATGTCTTCTTTATCGGTTGATTGTTCTATTAATGGTAATATATGTATTGGGGATAAAGATAGTAATTGTGGATTAATTCTGGGTGGTTCAGGCACATCTAATTATGGTTCAGGGTCTTCTTTAGTATTAAATTGTTATGAAGTATATGATGCTACATTTATATGGTCTAATAATGCTGGACTTACAGGGGGTGCACATTATCAAAATGGTATTCGGTTTACTAGAATTGGTAATATGTGTACAATTACACAAACTAATACATGGACAATGTATAACTGGGCATTCACCAACGGTGTTTATAGCTTGTTCGACACGACGACACAAAATCCGCCGTATAGATTTAATCCATCCCTATCATCATTGAGCTTATATATGCCCATTACTTATAAAGTAACTTATTATTATACGGTAGGTAATAATACTACCTTGTATGAACCTGCATATATTAGGATAAACACTAACGGCACTATGTATGGTATATATGATACATACATGGTTATTGGAAACACTTATTGGTTTAAACCACTTAAAAAATTTTTGTTGATGCAGGCTACGATTATTAATGTTGATATTATATTTGGAACATTCAGCTATAATGTATCATAAATGAATACATTATTTACTAGAAAATTCTAATGTATAACAAACGGTTAACTATAATAAAACATTTATTTTGCGACAACAGCATTCGCCTTTTTCGTAATCTTGACTGTTTTCTTGATAGTATTTGCGATACCCGTTTGAATTTGAATACGTTTTCGTTGATATGCATCATATTCTGTTTCCAAATTAGCGAGTTCATTCAGCCACATCCGTTCAAGGCTTAGAGCCATTAAATCAGCCAATTCGCGCTGGGCCAGGTCTCGTTCCTTCATAATATTCGCGACATTCTCTTCAGTCACGGAATCCATCGGCATTTTAGTCAAATATTTGTAATCGCCATCCAGCAAATCAAAGCGTAAACTCAACAATAGGTCATGCACGACCGCCCCCGTCTTGCGTCGCAAATCCACTGACCCATCCAAATTACACATGATATATCGTGCTTTATTTTCCAGCTTAACTAACCGCTTTCTCAATTCATCCAGCATATATGCCTTGCGTTTTCCATATAGTTCAATTCGCACCGCATAAAACTCGTCAATAATCGCACAAACACTCTCGTATTTGTGCAATTTACTATCGCGATTAAACATATGCATATTCGTAGTTGAAACCGTTGTCGCCAATTTCAACAATTTATCCACGCCATTTAGACCGGCCAAATCTACTTGTGCTTCCAACTCGTCTAGCTTACCTTTGGGAAATACGACGGCAATATCTACTGCAACTTCGGTGCAAATAGACGTCATATCCTTAATGGATGGCGGGATTTTCTTACCGGCTTTATCCACTGACCCATCTAACAATGTTTCTAAGAATGCAGTATAAGGCATTGTCCATGTGCCTACAGGTAATTCGCGAATACGAATCCGGTCTTCGCCCGTCTTTTCGTAAATCCCCCGAATCAAATATTTATTATCGGCTATTTTCCGGATTTGACCCGTGAAACCTTCATAATAGGGGATGAACTCGGCATTATTAACCGTTAAGCTACCAGAAAGGACACATGTGTCCTTTTTGGTAGCTTTAGGCATGCCTTCATTTATGTGGGAGACCATGCATGGTCTCCCACCTAAACAAGTAATACCATCGCGATTCCTTGCGGAATCGCTGGTATTATGAAGGTTAACTGCCGTATGTGTTAGACGATTACGCAAATATTCAATGATTTGTTTAGGATTGAATGACGGAATGCTGCATGAGAATCCCGTGCCTATTCCCGAGATACCATTCATTAATGCAAACGGAATAATAGGCACATAGTATTCGGGTTCAACGAGAGTTCCATCGTCATTCAAATAAGTCAAAACGGCATCATCGGCTTCGGGGAATATTGCGCGAGTCAGTGGATTCAACATAGTGAAGATGTATCTCTCCGATGCCGAATCTTCGCCGCCAGATAATCGCGTGCCGAATTGACCCAACGGTTCCAGTAAATTGATATTATTAGAGCCCACATAATTCTGGGCCATATTCACAATCGCTCCATTCAAACTCGCTTCGCCGTGATGATATGCACTGTGTTCCGAAACATATCCGGAAAATTGCGCGACTTTGATTTCGCTGGTCAGCTTGCGCTTGAACGCCGAAAACAGGATTTTGCGTAATGAAATCTTGAGACCATCCACCATATTTGGTATAGACCTCGCACAATCATACGTTGAGAAATGAATCATTTCTTTATCAATAAATTCTTCATAATGGACGGAAGGTCGCCCGGTATTCAAGAATGCCGTCTTGTCGTAGTTTTCCAGCCATGCTTTGCGGTCATCGGCACGTTTTTTATTGAAAATTTTGTCTATCGTATCATCTGTATCCGGACCATACTCAAAATCCACCATCTTCTTATTCGCGAAATATTCCTTAAATTCGGCAGAAGTTGATGTGCCTAACCCTTTGAAATACTTAATCGTCCAGCTATTCAAACTATTGTCTGGTTGTGCTTCTTTCCACGACAAATATTCGCCCTCATTATAGAATAATTGTGTTTGAGCCCCCTTTTTCGCACGCAAAATCGGCGTATTCATGAATGAAATGAATCCGGGAATGCGAATAAGAGACGACCATTCACTATGAAACAAGTTGATACACAAGCCCTTGATATGATGCCCATCTAAATCTTGGTCCGTCATCACCATGATTTTGCCGTATCGCAAATGGGCATTCACGTCGGCTTGTGTCGCATATTCTTTGCCCGTTTCTAGACCTAAGATTTTCTTGAGTTCTGTGATTTCTTTATTTGCCGAGATTTTGGCGATTTGTTCCCCGCGAACATTTAGTAGTTTTCCCTTGAGCGGATAGATGCCGATTGTATTGCGGTCGGCACTCGACAGACCTGATACAATACCGGACAAAGCACTGAGCCCTTCGCACAAAATCAATATACAATCTTTGGACTGTGCCGTTCCGCTGAAGTTCGCATCAATTAAATTGGCTATTCCGCGAATGGTTTTCGTTTTACTTCCGTCGGTTTTCTTAGCAAGACGCGATTCTTTGGCTTCAGTTAGGGAACACGCCATTTCCAAAACGCCCATTTTCGCGACTTTTTCAATGAAAGTATCAGATACCGAACATTGCGACCCGAATTTAGATGACGGCGTATTCATGAAATCTTTGGTCTGGCTATCAAACGCAGGATTCTCGACATCGCATCGCAAGAATAACACGAGTTGCTCCTTAATAGTATTGGGATTCACTACAATTTTCTTCTTTTTTTCAATGAGTGCCGACAATTTCCGGGTAATTTGCCCCATAATATAATCCACGTGTTTGCCGCCCTTGAATGTGCAGATACCATTAACAAACGAAATCTGTTCAAACTGATGCGTTGGCGAAATCGCAACGGCATATTCCCACCGTTCATCGGCGAGTTCATATACGCGTTTGGTCTCGTCTTTATTTCCGATATATAAATCAATGTATTGTTGGAAATTTTTGACTGGAATTGTCTCGCCATTATATCCAACACGGATTTTCTTGACTGAGTGGTCAGTCACCGCGCCGATATCATAGATGCGTTTTTTCATGAGGGAGAGCATATCCGCAGTTAGTCCGGATACATGTAATCGTGCATAATCGGGCAGAAATGAAACCTTAGTATAAGGTTTAGCCGATTTCGCCACTTTGGTAATAGTGGGAACACAAATCTCGTTCAAGTTATTGCGGAATTCTTGGACGTATTTTAGCCCGCGAATATGGTCAACGGTTTCAACGCGACCATAGGTAGACCAAATGAGCACGAGTTTGAACCCGAATCCGTTTTTCCCGCCGACAATTTTTTTTTCTTCTGTATTATAATTTGTGGAGGTGCGAAGTTGACCGAAAATCATTTCGGGAATCCATACATCGTATTCGGGATGTTTAGCGATATCAATACCGTTGCCGTCATTGGTGAAAGTGATGAGACCCGCAGCGTTGATTTCGGTATCAATGAAAGTCACATTTTTTTTATCAGTGTTGGCGGATTGAATCATACGGATAACATGGTCGCGACAATTTACGATACCTTCATCAAATAATTTATATAGACCCGGAACATATTCAATTTGCTTTAGCATGATTTTGCCTGATACGGCATCAAACGTCCACATATTCGCATCAACCGTTTCAACCGACCCGATATAGGTATCGGGATTATCTAATATATGTTGTTTATCGGTTTTGCGTTGATATTGTTGGGCGAGGGCGGTAGATGCGGATTTGGACGACATGATTATTAGAATAAATGGAATATTATACATACATAATAATACATTCATTTTGGTTCAATTTTCTAAGCAAATATAATCCAAGCAAACCGAATAGTATAATATCAATGTATAGAAGTATGCCGTGTAATTTGAATAATTTGACTACGTATTGTAATACAGTAAATAATAAAAAATTAATTCGGTATAATAAATTGGTAACTGGGGGTAATGACCCGTCCATAAGTAAAGCGATGCGATATTCGCAATATGTGAAAACGACCCGAACCAGTTCAGTTACTGCTAGTCAATACTCTAATATGACGGGTATAATACCCGCTTACAAATCTTCTTGTATGAATAAATAATAATATAATATATAATATATAATAAAATGAAACGCCCATCTCGCCAAACCGACGGATTTTATCATGTAGAAGGGAAAAAATACCCCAACTTGTTTGGTTCAAGACAACAAGTATGGAATGGAACTGCGTATAAGACGACGGGAAGTCTTCGTCGCAACCAGTTAATGATGAACAAATGGGGGCGTATAGTTTCTGCGGATAAATTCAAAACCGCCAAGAAAGAGAAACGTTTAGAGAAATATGGATATTATGCTCAAAAGGGGAAATTTGGATATGTAAAACGCGGCACTAAAAAAGCTCGCGGGTCTCGCAAAAAGTAAACCAACTAATATTCGTAGTAACTAGTTATCGGGCATAACCTAGAATGTGTAAACCATATCAAATGTGCGATTTGATATGATTCGGTTATTTGCGAATACGAGTGCCTAAAATAGGTGATTTTTGGCCATTTAACCAAGAATAAAAATAAGTTTCATCCGGTATTTTAATAGACCCATATTTTTTAACCAACATGGAATATATAGATTGGTCATGACGATGTTCTTTTAAACGAAGCGATTCATTTGAATTGACCTCATCATTTATCAATGAATAATTGCATACGGTTTCATACCATTTATTAATAATCATTTGCGAATGTTCATTTTTCTTTATAATGACTGAAGTAGCCATGCATTGATTAGATTGCATCATATCATCAGTTGCTTCAAAATAATCACACACACTGCGTTTAGTCCATTCTATTTCGGGATGGTTTTGCAATTGAAACGAGATGATACCATAATTTTCGGGGTTATTATGCAACATATTTATATATTCAAATAGACGATTTTTCCCATATGGGTTCATGGTGCAACCAGAATCTGCATATATTAATATAGCACCATCATCCAATTTATCCAAAAATGTTTTAATAATGAATGGTTTCCAAAGCCAGTATCCAAACCCCCGTTTATTTGATTCTATAAATTTGCCGTGTTTATTCCAAAATTCGGTATTATTGCTCAAAAAATAGTCATTTAAACCAAACGTGCTTGTGAAAAACTGCATATCTTTAGCTTCATTTCTCACGATTTTACTACGATTACGATAGTCCTCGGTTGGTCCGCCAAATGTAATAAACACTCGTTTTTTAGAAACATTACCAAGATTTATTAATGGAATATCATATATTTGACTAGGCCAATAGGTAAATCCACTAACCCAATCATATACACTATATGTTTTAATTTTCTGGGATTTTGCTAATAAAAAGAATTCAAACAATGTTTCTTTTACATCTTCTATATTTGTGTGATATCCTATATGAACTGGTTTAGTATCAAATATAAATAAATTATATGATTTTTTAACATATTGTTTTAAATTATATGAATCACTAATAAATATATCATTTGGTGATTTATGCATAATGATTTCTGGTAAAATAATATTAAATAAATCTGTATTTTGTTTATTTATCATTTCATGGTCACCTGTACGAATATGTAATATATTGTATTTTGGATTAGGCATTTTAGTGGCGTCCCTGGTTGTTTGAACGATTGTCGTAGTCTCGTTTGTTGCTTCGTTGCTCTCTGTCTCGGCCGTTGGTATTGCTTCGACCCCGGTTGCCGCTATCTTTTGCAGATTTGGCGGCGGCAGTCGCAACATTTTATCAAATTGCTCATCTATATATTCTTGAAATTCGGTATTGGGTATAAAGATGCGTTTAATAAATTCTTTACACTCGTCATCAATCGGACCATCATATGATGCATTTGTTAAAAAATAAACCACGGATTCTGTAGATGATTCAATATGTTGTTCTATATTTTCCGTTGAAACATGTAAAATATTATGTTTATTTTCTTTTATTAAATCGCTATATGGATTGTCTAATGGTTGTAAAAAATGTGATATGGGATGTAATTGAATGTCTACGATTAATTTAAACCCCATTTGTTTAGACAAATAATATAATTTTATAGTGCCTCGTATAATATCACCCAATCCCCAAAAATTTCGCTTATCATCGGTAATCAAATTGGATACTTTATGAGTGAATACATGTATTACTGTTTTTTCCATTATATTATATATGTATATATAATAATGTCCATATATTTATTTGATGAAAAAATATCAACTCCATTATGTGAAATAATGGGTCGCAATAAAAGCGACAAAGGTGATATAAATATTTTACGCAGTCATCATAATTATACTACATTTTATCATTCAATATTCAATGGGATTCAGTTAGCCAATTTACGTATTTTTGAATTAGGATTAGGCACAAATAATACAGATGTTCAATCCAATATGGGTGCACAAGGTCGCCCCGGAGCATCTGTATATGGATGGAATGAATATTTTCCCAATTCAAAAATATATGGTGCAGATATTGATAAGCGAATATTATTTGATGCTGAAAATATAAAGACATTTTATTGTGACCAAACGAATCCCGAAGTGATTAAGAAAATGTGGGATGAACCCGAATTATCGGAACCATTTGATATTATGGTTGAAGATGGTTTACATACATTTAGTGCAAACGTTTGTTTCTTTGAGAATAGTATTCAAAAATTAGCGTCAAATGGGTTCTATATTATAGAAGATATATTGACTAGCGAAATACCATTATTTGAAAAAAAATTAGTATCTTGGCGAAATAAATATACGACGTTGGATTTTACATTATTGCGAATTCCATCATATCGCAATAAACATGATAATAATTTGTTAGTAATACGTAATCTGGCTTGATATTATGTATACACTAAATATAATAATGGATACTACAAATAATGCTATTGAAAAAAAAGACAAAAACACGTGGTATTGTTATATTTTGCGTAATAAATTGGACCAATATCGCCATTGTACATATAATGGTTCAACAAATGACCCGATTCGTCGTTTGCGGCAACATAACCAAGAAATTAAAGGCGGTGCGAAAGTGACGAGTGCGAAGCCGGCGGGTTCTTGGGAATATTATGCCGTTTTATCGGGATTTACTGACCATATTAATGCCCTTTCATGTGAATGGCGAATCAAATGTCCGACGGGTCGGCCCGGTAAACGAGATGCACGATATAATGGCGTAATAAATCGGGCTAAATCGTTGAATGAAATCTTGGTATTAGACCAATGGACGAAACAATGCATCGTGAAAAATCGGGATTGTGCGTATAAACTGGTTATAACTGACGATGTCGCACAATATATAAATCGTGCGATAATACCGAGTAATATTGAGGTTATTTCCGTGCCTGAAATTCATGCTTATATGTTATCTCAATAGTATGTATATATGAATCGTCAAACGGACAATTTTTTAGAAAAAATAACTAGGGATGGTATTCCAGTTACAATTGTTTCAAATGGTAAATATAAACGGAAGACAATAAAAATATCGGTGGATGGAAATTTGGAATTATCGGGAACTAGACTATTTAGTAATTTACGTGGAACTAAAAAGATGCATCATTATAAAACGCCATTGGGAATAACCAAAAATAATGGGTTCACGACGGTTAATGTTATAGGCAAAAATGCAAATATTCAAGATATAATCATAGTTGATTCCCCGAATACAGATGTGGTTGTTCAAGAATTAAGTCGTTTGAAAGATTTGCGGGTGATTGATGCGATGAGATTTGGGTTAGCGGAAGAATTAGATGTTCCATCACGTAAATTAATAGCTACTACAAATGCAGCGACTACAAATGCAGCGACTACACATACAACAACTCCAAATGCAGCTGATTCATGGTATAATATAGATAAGAGTGAAGCAAGAACTTATCGTAAGTTAAACTTACCATTAAGTTCTTCTGCATTTATACCTCCTCCTCCACCATTAAGTTCTTCTGCATTTATACCTCCTCCTCCACCATTAAGTTCTTCTGCATTTACCGGGTTAAACGCACCTAACAGTATACTATTAATTGACCCAAATGAATTACCCGAATTACCAGTTATTACCGAAAATCCTTCCCGAATAAAGTTTAATATTGGCTATTTTAAACAGGTATATACGGGTGACCATAGAATACAAGATAAAGGAAGTGGAATTGGATTACAAAAAAGACATATGGGTAATATACATACAAATACGACTCCAAGAAATATTGTGTATTTTAATAAAAATGATTATGAAAAATTCAAACCGACAAATTTATTACATCCAGATAAACAACAAAAAAGTATTTTGAAAAAAGGTAAACGACGTAAATATAAATCTCCAAAAATAAATTCATTATCACTTGGTCGTAAAAAAAATGTATCCAATAAACGGCGAACAACATTAGGTGGAAAATAACACATAAAATTGATTATATTTCATGTAATATAACCAATAAACAAAATCATAATAACAAAATAATGTCGCCATCTATTGAGCAAACCGAATTATTAATCTGGTCGGAAACTGACCAATTGCGAGCAGAATCATTTGAATCCACAATGCGGTCCCAACATAAAACAATATTTGAAGTTGAAAATGATTTGTATTTGGCCCAAAAACGGATTGATGAGTTGGTTGCACAATTGGAACAATGCAATTCGTTTGAATCGCCGCAGAATAAAGAGCAATGTGAAAATGATATATTTGGTATACAAATTTATGAAGAAGAAGAAGAAGAAGAAGAAGAAGATGAAGAAGAAGAAGAAGAAGAAGAAGAAGATGAAGAAGAAGAAGAAGTGCAATCTAGTAAATATAGACCAAAAAAACGTCATATTGAAGAATTGGAACCTGAACCATTATCACCGTTAGAACTCAAGCGAGATAAATTGATAGCAGATATTCGGTATTATTCGGCATTGCACTATACCAAACAAAACAATTATAAGCCAAGTAATGCAACTATCGCAAGTGGGACTATCCATATGCCGCAACTAAAATACCCATTATCATTACATCCATTATTTCAAAAATACGGATTGAATGATTTGGATATACGATATGAATATGAATTTGGTAATAATGTAAATTTAGAAAAAGGACAGGTATTGACCTGTGTATATGATCTAAAGAATATGGATACTAAAGGACGAATATTAAATTATGGATATTTATTATTACCGAATCATCATGATAACAAAGCCGATTATGAAATAGAATTATTATCATATGTTTTAGAGACATACAAGAACAGATATTCGTGTATTGCTTCTATGATTGAACTTTCTAAATTATTGGATATAGAAGATTTGACTACTATTCAATGTGGGTCAACTGACCGAACAATTCTATTTGAATGTTTGAAAAAATAAAGAAAAAATGTAAATTACCAATAGCACCCCTTTTCCACATTCTCGCATCCTTTCGGTCTCTCTTCCATTTTTGGCCGAGACCAATGTTCATTCAAAAATAATCGGACCACATCCGGACGTTCTTTCAACCAACGAGACCCCAAGATTCCCCAATACATTTGTAAAACACCACCCACATATACCGCCGATTTCCCCGATGCGAATATATGGCTACATATTGGGTTTCCATATCCACCCGCCGAAACCAAAGCAACATCATATGTATCTTTGATATCATCCAATTTCTTGGTAAAATCGGCGAGTTCTAAATCAAATTCGCGAGAATCTTCGCCCGCTTGCGTTTGTGGGGGTTTAATAGTCAATATCTCACATTCGGGAAATAAATCTACACCGTAGATTTTTTCACGTATAGGGACTTTTTCTTGGATACTAGTTTCAAACGGCGATATCATCAAAACCCGTTTACCTCGCAAGGCGAGTGTCCACGGCGTCGTGAAAATATAATGGAAAATATCTAGGGAAAACGACATGATAATTTGTTTTGCCGAATACGTTTGTTTAATATATTCGTGGGATTGTGCGATATGATTGATATATTCTCCGTGGGATTCCCAACCGCAATACAATTCGCATTGGTCAAACGCGTTCAAATACATATCGGAATAATTCACAATAGACGCCATACTAGTCATTTTGATTCCCGCATTGTTTTTCATTGCGGGGGCGACCTTTTGAAAATATTGGACGACTTCCGGCGAAACGGTCCTTTTATTACGAGAAATTCGGGCAAATGCCGCGAAATTATTTTCAATTCCGGAAATTCTTGGTAAAATGAAGTTTTGATTTGCCGAAACCTTGGCTAAAACATAATCATATATTTTGGTATTATCATCAAACGTCATATCTTTAAAATTGCGGGTAGTTAGAGCACATGCTTTCAAATCAACTCCCACAGAAGGCGCAATAAAACTAATATCCATCTTTCCTGGAACACAAAAGGTCCAAGGCGGCATAATTACATCTTTTTGCGAATAATCGCGATATTGGGCAGTATGATAATGATATGTGCGAATGAATGCTGGGTCATTGATGATTTCATACGCCAATATATTCATCAAATAAAGGAGTTTATTATCACATCCGGGTTTGCCTAATTCAAAATTGAAAATCTTTTCGCTGCTTTCAGGCACGGTTTGGTCAGTATGAATAATCCATGTATCTTGGGAATCAAACCGAGGACCGAATATGGGCGATTTCTGTATATCGGTCTTGTTATATTCAAATCGCAATTGGGCGAATATTTTCTTGGTTAAATGGATATCAGTGGTTCGCAATCGGGTTATACTATCATCCATAAAAATGTCGGAATTCGCCAAGATAGCATAACCTTTTAGTCCATTTTCGCGGATATGTTTGAAGAAATCTTGGTATTTTATTCGGCGATTAATAACAGTTTGCACAATCTTGGCTCTGTTTTTATTGCGTTCTATTCCCATCTCTTTATCTGTATAGATACGTTCATTCAATAAATAGATGGTTGTTATATCAGGATTATTCACATTTTTCCGCAGACATTCTTGGATTTCACTGTTTCGGGTCGCATCGTGATGTATGAAAAATTGGGTGAATAAATATATGGGGTCCTGAGTTGGATTTTCACTAATAACTACATCTTTTGAAAACTGGATGATTTTCATTTGTATATTATTATATTGTGTATTGAATATAATAATATTTATGTTGTTTACCAAGAATAAGAATAAATACGATTATTCTATGAGCCAATCGTTAGAAATGATAGTTGAATCTATCACATATTCCGCCATATTTTCCAATACATATTTTTCAAAATAGGGTTTACTCACAATTAACCGTTTATTATCTATATTGGAATAAAATTTACAGTAATTTACATACATATCATAAATAGTCAATGATTGAACTAAAGATTCTTGGTCCGAAACTACCTCATTTTGTATAGTATTTTGCGGTCTGGAATTATGTAATTGATACTGTATATTGTCCAAAGCCATTTGAATATCCATTTGTTTATCCCATAAACCACATCGTATATGATGGATAAACTTTTCTTGGTCAATTTCAATCGTCGGATAATAATATCCAATAATATCTATAATTTGGCGGTCATTCATTATCATATCTGACTTATCGCACCATTTTTTAAACAGAGCAGCCAATTCATCAACTTCAAAATCCATTTCGGTTTCATCTACGGCGACATTTTCTTCCCAAAACTGCAAGAATTTCTGTATAATAGGCAAATTTTTGCTGAAAATTCCCTTGAACGAATCTTCGTCTGTATTATAATAAGTTGGTAATTGCTCAATCAATTCGGCCTTTAATGTTTGTTGGAACATAATCGTAGGCAAACTCAAAGAGTCCAAGAAATGTTTCCATAAATATTGCATGTTTTTCCAAGATATTTTTTGACCGATTGATGACGGGTTAGTAGAAGTAGATGACGTTAATTGCAAATATTTAGTTATAAAGGTTTTAACTAAATCGGCATGACTTCGGTCCTTCAAATAAAATGCCTGTTCAATCAACCTTGGCTCATTACTATAATTGATAATATAATCATCAGAACTATGATATCGCGTAGAATAATGCGTAGCAACACATAGAATGTCCAAGATATAATTGGATACAATCGGTTTCCAAATCATCTCCTGTTTGACTGATTCATTTATAGAGACTAGCCTACAATACGCATATTCATGTTCATAATATTTGTGCTTGAATGTATTGTATAAATTCGTGCCTAGATGCAAATGACTCAATTCATTCAAAAACCGGATAAATTGTTTCGCACCGGGACAAATGAAATGCACCAAATTCACATTTTTTTTCCAAATATTATCACCCAAGATAGTGAGGAAATATTTGGCTTCGGCTTTGCTAGCAAACATGGATGGATATAATTGCGATATAATGAATTGGATAGTGCATGGTTCAGGCACCGATTTCAACAAATTATTATTATCGCGAATTCTCTTCATAATATTCAATTTGGTTTTTTGTTTCCAAGACATGAGTTGTCTACCACGACTGATTGACGATAAAATGTGATATAATATGTCGTCTTCATTGAAAACTTGGTAATGTTGCCCATCATAATAAAAGAACTTGTCTGTATGGGCTATATAAAAATATTGGTTATTATTGAAAAAAGATTGGATAAATCCGTCCTGCTCTATAGACATTTTTTCAAAATGAATTTTACGGTCTTCATGCGTTTTTAAAATATTGGCTAATATATTGGGGAGCTGATTACATAACAGATTTTTCGTTTTAGATAACATGTAGGGATTATCGGCGTATTTTTCATATAGAGATTTGACGGTTTGTATACAGTTATTTTCATTATCAGTATTACTATTACTTATTTCATTCTCCATCTTCAATATCAAATAATATATGCATTTGTTTATATTATTTGAATAATCTATTTTCTATACACCTTTCGTCTACTTTTACGTTTTTTATTACTTTTACGTTTATTTTTATACTTGCGTTTTACCGTTTTATTTCCACCGGCCATACTTTTAGATAAATTGGGTATCGTTGTAGCTAACATAGCAAAATCTTCGGGATATTTCCATACACCTAAAGCCGTAATTAATGGTATATATGATGCAATCTTTGGCGGGGTGGGGGGCAATGGTAACTCATTTATAATTTGTATCAAAATTTGTATAATAAACCAAATTAAAATTTTTGAATTGTCTTTAAATGTATCTAATGTTTCATATATTTTGTTTAACTTATCCGCATGAGTATCTAAATTAGCCTTTATTGTTGGGTTTATTTCAACTAATTTAGCCATAATAGCTTCACGTTTTTCTATTATTTTACCTAATATTAATGATAATACATTTTCTAAAGCGGTATATCCATTTTTATAAATTTCGGATTTAGCATTTAAAAATGCGATTAATGCTTGTCGTTTATCAACTATTGCTTTAAACTTTTCTACTATTTGGCCAGGGTCGGTTATTATTGTAGTTATTAAATCTGTAATAGCACTAAATATGTTTAATTCGGTTAATTTTTTATATTCAGGTAAACTTGTAATTTCTACAATTTTTTCATTATACCATTGTGTTTCATTATCATTTAATACACCATATTTTATTAATGTTGTTAGTAATTTATCAAATGTTAACGTGCTGAGCCAGGTTAAAGTGCTTAGGACAAAATCTATTAATGCTATATCGTCATTTTTTAATATACCAAATGATACTAATGTTTCCAACAATTTTTTTTTTGAATCCTCAGTAGCAACAGGAGGAGGAGGATGAGGAATAACAGCCGTAGTAGCAGCAACAGCATCATCATCATCAGGATTATTAATCTTTTTTAATGCTTTATATACACTTGATTCATCTATTTGTTCAACACCTGGAAGTTTACTTACTTTACTTGATTGTGGATTATCGTATACTTCATCTAGTTTGCCGTTTGCAAATGTTATAATTATATTATCATGATCGGCTGTTGTTTTAGTAAGAGGAAGAGTAGGAGGAGGAGGAGGAAGAGTAGGAGGAGGAGGAAGAAGAGTAGGAGGAGTAGGAGGATTATCACTCATTACTTTAATCTATATACTATATAGAAATTACGCTCCTAATCTCCCCCTTTTTATGGCCATAATATTCGCTACTGGTATCCACAATAGACGCCATCATATATTTCGCAATAATCGCATTAGATTTGAATAAATCGGCTTCACTTAGCACGGCAAACCATTGATATTTGGTTCGCATCAACAATTCTTCCGCCGGAATATAAATACCGACTAAATTCGGGGTCAGGTCTAAATACGTATCGCTCAATAAATCTTCCAAGCCAATCGTCTTGCGTCCATTTGTTTTTACACCAATCAATTCGCCACCGACTAAATTCATTTTGTGTTTTTGTATTTGTTCTATACACCATTGTGCGGATTCTCCCAAGAATTCAACTTCACTACTAAAATGCGGATTCATATTACGGCGTTTCAAATACTCCACCATATCATGCATCGTCGCATCATTCTTAAGTGCCCCCATAAAATTCACATCAGGAACAAACAACATCTTATGGTTCTGTTTTGCTAAATTAACGGTATGATTAATATTCTCGCAAACAAAGGGTAGATTATCCACCGTCGCCTGGTCATAAAACCCTTTCAAATTCTTGGTGCAAATAAACGAATTCGGCACAACCATGCCCCCATAAATATACAATAATTGTGCTATAGCCAATTCACGGTAGTGCGATTTCATGGGTTCGGCAACAGTATCTACGTGAATATCCCAAGAAGGTATTAAATGGCTAAAGGATTCGTCGTCAATTAAACATACATTGAAATCATCGCCGCAATGATTAATAATCGTTTTAATGGCGACGTGCAAATAGGGTTGATTTAAGTCGGTAGATGACCGGCTTTGGAAACTCTTCCATTTTCGTGCATTTAATTCCGTCTTGGAATGTATCCACAATTTAGGTTTATTGTATCCATAAAGCGGCGATTCATTCAATAAATATTTGCGAATTAACTCGTCTTCTTCACCTTTGGTTTCAAATGCTTTTTTGAAATTATTACCGAAATAACTGGCTAAGGCAATTAAACTAAATGCGAATATATAATGGGTTGCATTTGTTGTATCAAACATTTAATTATACTATATTATATTATATTATAGTATCCACCTTTTCCTTAACTATTTCTTTATTTTTTTCATAGTATTCTTTATGACCGTTCAAAAAACCCCGAATTCTACATAAAATTGAAATACTTTTATAACAAAGTATTAGATGGTATTCTTCTAAAACCAACTATTACGCCGACCTGCTTCAATAACTTCTACTATGTCTGCTATTATTATTTCTACATTTACCAAAACAGAGATTGATGAATTTGAACATATGAAATCAGCGATTGCTGATGGATGGGATACTGGGTTTAACGACATTGACTTTTGGCGAAAAGAGGTCGACGGTTGGAAACAAACGATAAAACGCGGCGGCAGACGGGACTTTGAAGGTACTGACCGAGAACAGTTGGCTTCGGCCCAAGAAAGCTTGGCGTATGGATTGCGTTTCCAACTTTACCTAAGTCTAAGTGCCGCGAATAATACGCCTGTTGAAAAATTGCCTGCGGAGATAGCCAAGCCTAAGCCTACCATACCGGCAAAATACAGGAGAGGTGGGAAGGGAAAGTAAATGTGTATGTATCAGCAACAATGGGCAAAAAAAAAATTACACAGGCACAGAGAGAGTATTTTAGTTAGCAAAGTATGTATGTATCGGCGCCAGAAGGCAAAAAAAATTACAGGCACAGAGAGAGAGTATTTTAGTTAGCAAAGTATGTACGTATCGGCGCCAGCGGGCGCCCCGTACAATAGTTTACAAATAATATAATAAGTCATTATATATTTCATTATGATATGAGGCTTTAACAGGTAACATTTTTATATTTTTTATAATATAAAAATATAATTTCTAAAAAACCAGGGGCAAAGGTATAATTGTCTTCATAATGTTCAGTCAATTTGTGTATATTATGGTAAAGATTTTGCTTGCTTTTGTATTTTTGTTAGATATCTCGATTTTGCTGATTTTACCGATTTTTTATCATTTAGTGATTTCGTATTTCTTCTAGTTATTCTGGCGGTTGTTCCTAAACTCTTTAATAACAAACTATACATAGTTGAAAAAAATATAGTTGCATCCATACCCATGTTGTTACATACCAAATTTGCGTCTTTAAATTTTGGGTGTACTTCACCACTTAAAAATTCATTTATTTGTTGTGTAAATAAGTCAGGGTTTTTATATGTTAACTCATTCGTGGGGGCATCATATGCTTGTAATACGCACGCCAACTCGTGTATAACTTGTTCAAAATATTCATCTCCTTCTTCTTCTATTGTTTCTATAAATTCACTAAACCCAATAAAGTAGGCTTCATTATTTTTTTTGTAATACTTTAAAAGAGATTTTAGTTCTTTTTTAAATCTATTATTCAATGCATCCATATTTGTAATAGGACTAAAATTAAAAAATTGTCCACTACTATAACCATTATCATAAACTGGTTTAACCCTTTCATATACACATATAAATATTATGTTTAGTGTTTTCTGGCTATCTATTTTTTTGATATTTAATCTATTACATAATGACATAATTGTTATATAAAATAACATTATATATAAAGATAACCAAACTCGTCCAACGGCATTTCATTCTCATATTTCGTCTTTCACCTGTTCCACTATAAAAGAAGAACAGGAAAAAGTAAGACCATCGTAGGTGAAATTCCTACTATTGATTTTACATTTT